GTTTCCCAGTCACGATCCATAACAGTCACGATCCGGGGGGAGTGACCTTACAGTTAGTAGCTGTAGATAAACCGTTATCGTATTTTCCTACATCTGATCGACTGTAAAGTCTAGGAGATAATTCGCCAGCATTAAACGATAGCTGTTCTAGAATTTTTTTAGGCATTATCGTACCTCATGTAAATCTGGTGTAATAGTCTGGTCTCCTGAACCCTGAGTACCATCTATCGCTAATCCTTCTTGGACATGCTGCTTATAAAGGGCAAACATATCTTTAGTTACTGATTGACTTCCTGTAATTGGATAAGCCAGTTCAGCAGCTAATCTAGAGACTATCGCTCTTTTAAGCATTGGATCAAATTCACCTGTATTAGTTAATCTAGCTACGTACTTGATAGAGACAGTGCTGACGTTAGCTAATAGCTTATCGCCTTCTATCCTAAAATCATATGTACCTGTAGTAGCCTCGTTAATCTCTAAAACTTTTAAGCAAAATGGACTAGTTGGTAATTGAAATTCATCTGTAAATCCATAAGCCGGGGTATTTGTGGTCTTGACTAAAGCAACACGTTTTATCGTTGAAGACCATGAGCCTTCCATTATTACTTCGTCTACCATATCATCAAATAGTATATTGCATAATTTAGCTTCTGGAGTATTGTCAGTTAAACTAGTTATACTAGCTGCCCCTAATCTTAATAAAGCTAAATTACAAATTTGTGTATCACTTGCCATAATAATTCCTATAAAAGGGAGGGGAGAATCCCCTCACCTGTTAATCAACTGTATAACGTACCAGTAACGATACATCGCCTGCAGCAGCTGTTGCAGCAGCAGCAGAAGTAGTAACTACTATGCGAAATTTCGTTAAAGGATCATTATCATAGCCGAGTTTTTCCCAAATAGGCTTGTCAGCATCATCTGGACCAGCAGTAGCTGAGTCAAGAGCCAGACTAGTATACTTGGTAGTAGCGGCTTGTGCAGTTGTATCACCATCTACAAAAAGGTCGGCGTCTAGGACGTCATCCTCAGAGTGTTTGGTGTCTGAACTAGAAGTTGTACTCGTAAAATCTTCTCCAGCGGCAACGCCGATATCGAAGGTTAAAGTAGGAGTAGCATTACTATCTAGATCATCATTGTACATCAAAACTTCACGAACAATGGCATTAGAAGGGATATCGATATTCGTTAAAAGAACATCAGCAGCCTCTAATTGGCCAGTTGTAAAAGCGTGAAGGTCTGAACCTTCTCGTACACGACCTCGGTTCAAACGTGCCTCTCTGTTAATTGGAGGAGACGCTTGAGCGTTAGTCAATGCAGTTGTTTTACTGGTTTCACCTGCCATGATTAATTACCTCTCAATTAGGATTGAACACATTCGATTGAAACAACTTTCTCTTCCTCTACACGGACAGCACCAGCAGTCATGCTAGCGTATACTTGTGTAGCGTAAGATTTGTCGTCACGTTCACTGATTCGAGCAGAGATATCTGCACCCATACCAACACCTATACCTGATTTAACATAGGCTAAGCATTTGATAGGAGCAGTATCAGTACCGTCAGCAGTACCTTCCAATCGTTCGCTTCGTACGAACTCAAAACCCATGAACGTATCCACTTCACCTCTCATTAGCACTTTAATACTGTTGTAATCAGCGCTTGAAAGAGTAGTGTCGTTCAATAAGTTTGCTTGAGCATCTGAATTAAAGATAAAATAGCGTTTTTCGCCATCACCTACTTCATTACCATTTAAGATTTTTGAAGCTTCGATGATTTTAGCCAACGTTAAGTTACTATCTGCAGTACCAAAATCTTCATCCACAATTTGGGTTGAAGGTAGTGCTACGTTAGAAGCAGAATCAGAAGCGTCAACAGATACAGAGTTACCTGTAGCTGCTTCGATGATTAGATCATCAAGAGTTCGTCCCAAAGCGTTGGAACCAGCTCGAGCATAATCAGATTCTGGGCTAATAAGCATACGTACTTTATCTTGTTTATCAATTAGGTCTGCCCATTCGTAGTCGTCCATAGTGACACGTCTACGGCTGTGAGGCGTATCGATCAAAGGGGTATCCCCATGACGCGTAGTACGCTTAACAGCGGAGGTAGCACCTAATCGATCGAAATGATGACTCTTACCAACAACTTTTTCACTCATTACCGTACGCAAAAGACGACTGCCTTTTTGTTGCGCAAGGTGTATAAGATTGTCTTTAAATTGTTGGACAAAAGCCTTATTGACTTCAATAGACATAATGTATCCTCATTGTTAAAAAAACAGAAGAATATATGTGTCTTGAGCTGCCCACAGAGTGGACTCATTAACATTTTCTATCTTACGAAGGACGTTACCGCTACCCTTCGTCATGATACGCAGAACTGTAGAGTCTCTTCATCTTTTCTACAGCCGCAGTGTGGCCAGGGTCTTCTGCATGATGAAATGCATGGGCACTATTATCGCGAATTTCCTGAATTTGTTCTAGAGCTTCTTCAGGAGTAATGCCGTATTTCAAATTGCTTGTAGCTCCTACATGGCCTTCCTCTTGCATATTAACATACGCTTGAGAAAATAGTTCAACAATGACAGGATTATTTCCTAGTTCACTGTTTATAATTTGTTCCATAGCTGCTGGGTTCTGCTGAGCATACATATCTCTAGCAGCCTTAGCGCCTTGTAATCTTGTATCAAAATCTGCTCCCCACTTTTCTCGTAAGGCTTCTTCAGCATTATCTCGTGCGGATAGATATTGATCATTAACTTGTTGTTGTCTCTGAATTTCAAACCCAACTAGTTTATTAGCTTGTTCTTTAGTTAACCCAATCTCATGAGCTATTTGTGAGAAAGAACCTAGTTGATCCGGATCAGTATCTAATCCCTCAGGAATATCGTACTTGTATCCATCTGCTTGTTCAGGACGACCTAATTTATTGTAAAAATTATTCCTTTCATCTGCGTCATCTAGATCTGGGAGTTTAGCAACTCCTGGTACTTCTTGAAGCTTTTCGTAGAACGCATCTCTAGCTTCTTCGCCAGCATCTTCACCAGGTATTCTAATAGAATTACCCAGCATTCTCTGAGCACTCACATAACTCTTAGCTAAAGATTCTACGTCTTTAAAATCCTGTAAACTAGGATCTGCTTTTAGTTCGTCAGATAAGGAATCTTGGAAAGAAACAGATTGTTGTTCTACTGCCTCTTCCGTAGATTGATCTGTATTTTGCATTTCGTCACTCATAGTTAACCTCTTTAGTCAGTATACGATTTAACAATTAATTCATCTAGAATAGCTTCGTCCTTAACAAAAAAGATCAATTTTTGAACTAATTCTTTTTGCCCTAGACGATACATAGTCTCGTCGGAATTTTCACTTAATACACTGGGATCAACATATTCTTCTTTCAAGTATGCCAATACTTCCTTTCCAGAATCTGAATTAAAAATAATATCCGCCGCTTGTTTGTAGTTGCGTAATTTATTTTTATACTTCATCTAAACCCTCTGTTTTTGATGCTATATCAGCTGCTTTAACTCCTGCTTCTAAAGCTTGAGCTGCTTGTTGTTGTTGAGCTCTTTGTTCCCTTAAAGCTGCCACTTCTTGATCATTAGCTACTGCTATTTCAGGCACACCTCTTAATTTTGCTGTGTGCTTAGCAATACCGTCAGCATCAATGTAATCTAATACCTCTGGTTTAACTTGAGCTAATCCAGCCATATCCTGTACCCAACCTTGGATGTTTGTAACATCATCAATTTGCTGAGAACGAGATAACTGATTAACAAATTTAATATCTACATTTAAACCTGCTTGTTGTAATATTGGTGGAAGAGGTCGTAACCTACCTTCTCTCAATAGAATCTTAAAGCTACGAACAATTAGTGGAGTTAAGAACTCAGAGTTTAGTCTACTTAAAGTAGGTCCTAATACCCTCTGCATTTGAGCGAGTCTTTGCCCAACCTCAAAAGCGGTCATTTCTCCAGTTTCAGTTCGTGGAGGTAGTAATAATTTATCAATAAAGAATAAAGATCTAATGGATGCCTTAAGATCTTCCACAGAGAATTGTGTAATGTCAAATCTTGCTTTAGAGACAAATTCTTGAACACCATCAGGATCTCTTACTACATTCAACTTACCTGGACGTAGATCTAGAGTACCTAGTACATTTCTGGAACTAGCTAAGATCGGTGGATGTGTTACTTTTGCTAAAGTATGTAATCCGAGATCTCTCACCCTGTTAATAGTTCTAATGTCTGGTAATGCATTATGTCCAGGACCTCTACCGTATATTTCACTAGGAGAGGTTTGCCATCTTACCACATAAGCTGGAAACTCATAGTATCCGCCTTCTGAAACAATCGTGTTCTTAGTTAGGTCTAAGTAAACAGAAGCAAATGGCCTATCTTTTCCTGGAGCTAGTCCAAAATCATTTAACTTGACCTCTTTAGGATCTCTAGGAAAGATAGCATGCATATACTCAAATTCCTTATCTGGAGCATCCTTTAAGGCTTCCATAACTTCATCAGCTACTTTAGTTCCCCATTTCTCAAATGCTTGTCTAGCAGTTAATCTGAATTTTCTATATACTGTATCTACGATGCCATCCGCATTTTCTGAAAAAGCTACCTGAGATAAATGCCACGAGGTAAATTGAAATGTTTCAAACTCTCCTTCTTCTACTTTAGATTCTTGAATCAATATCATTGTACCTAAAGAAGTTAGCATTTGGTAATTTTTAGATACTTGAGTATCAAAATTAGATTCGTTTAAGAATTCATGTATCTTATTGTTAGTATCTTCTAACCATTCAACAGCTGAAGGATCATTGTTCAATTGCTCATCTTTATACCTAATCTTAGACCATTTAGTAGTAGGATTAGTAAGAGTAGAGTGTATAGCAGCGGCCAGATCTGTATTAGCACCCAGTGCTGTAGAATCATATAACCTAGTAGTCCTCTTCGTTCCAGGAGATTCTAGAGCATTTCTAAATACTCCTGATTGCTGAGGACTAATAAACTCTGCCAATACTGTCCACTCATTCTCTGCATTACGTCGTTCAGTACCATCGAACAAGCGATCCGCACGTTTAATGAGTCTTCTTGCAGTCATTTTTGACATATTATTCACCTAATAGTGTGGTTTTACCTTGACGGCCAGATGCTATTGTAGTAGCAGCCCTACCTCTAGTAGTACCAGAGCGACGTCTAGAAAGTTCAATATCTTGTGTCTTACGTTCTTCTGTACCTTCCTCAGCTAGTTCAGGTCCTGGCCTCGGATCGTGACTGGGAAAC